GCTCTATCTGCAGCTGCTGTAATAGTCATAAACAAAGCTCAGACCGTTATCGACGGTAAGTTTAATGGATACTATGTAGGTATTTCAGACAATACTAACATTAACCCAGCTAGCAACTATGATGCAATTCTCTCAGTTAAGACAGTTACTCAATCTGCTGGATCAACAGGATTAGCAAATTACGTCTCTATACCAAAGCCAAGATTAGATTTCGGTCTATCTGCAACTGCTGCAAACGGTAATAACCCACTACTCAACTCAGTCTCCCAGGTAATGGAAGAAAAGATAACAAACTTTGATATCTCTACAAGGGATTTCGATGATACTTTAAACTTAGGAATCTTTAAATTAAGACAGTCAGTGTTTGCTAATGATGCTACTAAGTTAGATTATATTCTCGAAGAAGGTTATAACGGCTCTATCGGGTATTACAGACAAACAACAACAGAACGTGGTGGTACACCAGTTAACTTCTTCTTAGAAAATGTAGAAAATGATTCAAGAAACATAGACATACTTGTTAACCCTTATATTTCTGACCTTTATGACGGTATTAAGTTAAACGACGACGGTACTCCTATGAAAAAGATAAGAGTTATTACAAAGCAATTAGAAAACAGCTTATCAAGTGCAACTATGTCTGCAATAGCTGGATGTACTTTAGCTAACTTCCAATCCTTAACAGGAGGTCTTGGCTATGCAGATTCGTTATTCCCTCTCGGTGCATATGGTGAAACTAAGCTAGATAAAAAGAGCGTAGGTAACTTACCACAGAAAATTACAAGAGCTCTTGAGAGAATTCGTAATGATGAAGTATTCGATCTAGACGTTATTGCAGAAGGTGGCCTAGGTACGATATGGACAACGGTATGCGCTACAGGTAATTCATTCTTTGATGATACCAAGACAAGTACAGTTATAGATTCGTTAAGAACATCTAATGAACTTACTGGTGATGCAACTAAAGCAAGAGACTATTACACAACAATAGCTAATCAGTTTATTACTTTCTGCGGACCATTAAAAGATGGTGGTAGAGGCGATATATTATTCGTAGCAGATCCGATTAGACAGTTACTTGTTACCGGTAAAGATTCTAAAGTTATAGATGATCCTACCAAGAACTTCTCGCAACACATCTATTGGGGATTAAGACATCAGTTTGAGAGTATTAACACTTCATATGCTACAGTATTCGCTAACTACTTAAAAGTATATGATGACTACAGCGGTCTTTACATTTACGTTCCACCATCTGGTTTCGTAGCTGCTAAGATGGCTTCTACAGATTCAGATATTGGTCCTTGGGGTGCTCCTGCAGGATTTAATAGAGGTATTATTACCGATGCAATTGATGTATCTATCTCTCCTAACCAAAGACAAAGAGATGAACTATACAAGGTAAATCTTAACCCAATTGCAAGATTTCCTGATCAAGGCTTAGTACTCTTCGGTCAAAAAACCATGCTTAAGAAGCCAAGTGCTTTTGATAGAGTTAACGTAAGAAGATCGTTCTTATACTTAGAAAAAGTAACCAAGCAGGTCATGAAGTTCTTCTTATTCGAGAACAACACAGTGTTTACTAGATCAAGAGTTCTTAACACATTGATTCCATTCTTTGAAAGAGTTAAAGTAGCTGATGGGTTATACGATTATCTTATCGTTTGTGACGAGAGAAACAATACTCCTGAGGTTATCGACAATAACGAGTTAGTAGTTGATATATATCTCAAGCCAGTTAGAACTGCTGAGTTTATATTGGTTAACTTCTACGCAACTAGAACAGATACTAACTTCCAAGAACTAGTAGGTTAATTATAAACTAGAATAAATAAATATATGGCACAGAATATTGAGAAATTTTATAGTGTAGCAGCTGGAAACGACTTTACAAGAGACTTCTTGTTCAGAGTAACCGGGTTAAACTTACCTGGACTAACAGGTGATATAAGCATGTCAGAAGATGAGTTAGTTTACGTTAAAGCTGCTAACCTTCCAGGTAGAAATATAGGTAATGTTGCTGTGCCATATATGGGATTAAACTTTAATATCCCAGGCGCTGTTTCTTATAGTGGTTCTGAGGGATATCAGTTAACATTTTACCTAGATGCTAATAGCACGTTAAGAAATAAGCTTGAGCAAGCGTCTCAAGCACTGTTTGATGTATCTACTTCTACTGGCGGTTACGGTACACCGCAATATTCTCATTATATTGAATTAACTCAACTCAAGAAAGACCTTGAAGCTATTAACATTTACACCTTAAGAGGTGCTTCTTTGAGAGCTATCAATGATCTTCAATATAATATAGCGGGTGGAACTGGTCAAACAGTAGATATGACTGCTACTTTTGCCTATCAGTTCTATGAGCTTGAGGCATTAGAAGCTTAATATACTATTTTGGCAATTAGACCTACAAAGCAGTACGTAAATACCGGGCCTATAGCGTCAAGATTAAACTTGATGAGTGGTTCATGGGGTAATGATATACCTCTTAAGTTTTTATGGGCAATGTATATATACCCTAGAGACGGTAGCAGTCTCTCTACGCTAGGGTCAAGAATTAACACAGTAATTAATAAGTATGAGGTTACTGATTCAAGATACTGGCCAGTAAAGCAAAATCTTCTAGATAAAGTAACTGACAGTACTAATAATTTTGGCTTATTACTAGCTCAAAATGTAGCTCTACCAGCTGATGCTTTTAATATTACTAATAGTAATCTAGAGGGCTCAGGAGGCTTTTTACCTGGTCCAATAGCAGGCAATAGAATGGGATATGGCGGTGATAACAAGCTTGATGTGACTTTGTTAGAGACTAATATAGATGTAATTGATTATTTTATTCGCCCATGGATTATCGCATGCTCTCATAAAGGTTTAATCGAAGATGGAGATCAGAGTGAAGATATAAAGTGTAATGTTAAGTTATTACTCTTCTCAAGAGATAAAACGACATATAACACTAATAATACCGTATCTGTTTCTTTTGATAGAAATAATAGGGCTGTAATTGAGAGAGAGTTAACTCTTAGAAAATCTTACGAATTTTTAGATGTTACACCATTTCAAGTAAATGGTGATCAGCTTAGCTATGGCGAGCTTGGGCTAAACGACGTTACTAAAACGGTTTCATTTGCATTTAACAAATACAGAACAGTTAAAGAGAATATTATACCTGAATTGTAATGTTTACTATTAAAATTAAAGTGCCTACAGGCAGAACTGTACGAGTCCCTGAGATTAAAAATAAAGAGTATTTATCTCTGCTTAAATTTTGTCAAAATGAGGACATAGAAGGGTTAAGTAGCTTTTTTGAAGACACTATTTTTAGTAAAATACATAATAGCGGGGAATTAACTATTATAGATAGGTTATATATACTAATATACTTAAGAATGGTGTTTGTAGAGCCTAATATTTTCTTTAAAGATAATAGAGATACAAATATTAACTTTAACTTAAGTAATATACTTAAAAAAATAGACGATCACGAGAGTGATTATACAAAAACTGTATCGAGAGAGTCCTTTACTTTAGATTTAGGTCTTCCTAACATGCTTTACTATAATGATATTGACGATCTCTTTATAGGCGCAATAAAGCGTATACAAATAAAAGATAAAGTTTTAGATTTTAGTAATATAACTAAAGAAGAAAGAGAAAGTATATTAGGATACTTACCAGCTGATGTTTTTAAAGACATATCTAATTATATTAAAGAGATATCACATAACGTAAGGGACTTTATTATAATAGAAAAAAACGAAACGCTTAATATTGACGAATTAAATTTAGATATTACTACTAACGGTGTTATAGGCTTTATTTTAGCTTTATTTACACAGAATTTAAAAACATATTACGAGTTAATGTATTTTTTCATGTGTACGTTACAAATGCCACACGAAACTTTTATTAATTTAACACCTATCGAGACCAAGGTTATGATTAATATATACGAAAAAGAATTAGAAGATAAGAGAAAGGCTGAGTTGCAAAATAATAGTAGGTGATAAATAACAGTATGAGTGACATTAAGGCTTTTCTTGAGGATCTAAAGAAAATAAATAGTTCAGATTGCTTTGAGGTGTATGTACCTTCGTTAAAAAAGACTGCTCTATTTAAAGCGTTTTCTGTTAAGCAACACAAAGATGTTGTTCGTACTATTCTTGACGGGGTAGAGGGTACTGTAAGTCTCTCAAAACTTTTTAATGAAATTATAGAAGAAAATAGCGTAGACCCTATCGATTTTAAGATTTATGATAAAAATAAAATCTTAATTGATTTGCGCAAGCAATGCGTAAGTGAAGTATTTAAGATTAATGAAGAAGAGTATAACTTAAACAAGCTCCCAGAATACAAATTTAATTTTAAGCTCAAGGATAAGTTTGAATATAAAAATATTGAAGTTGAGGTAGAGTTACCATCTTTAAAGACAGATACAAAGATAACGGAAAAAAGTATAACAGAATTCAATAAATTTACTACAGAAGATAAGAAGATTAATAATTCCTTAACTATCTTACTTATATATGAGGTAATGAAATTTATAACTAAAATCAAAATGGAGGATACCATTATTAATTTTAAAGATTTAGGTACTTTTGACAAAAAGAACATAATTGAAAATCTTCCACTTAAGCTTAACAATGATATTTTAGAGTATATTGCAAAATATAAGCAATATGAAACTAAATTACTTACGTTTGATAGCGGCTCTACTGTTTCTATAGACGCGAGTTTCTTGTCTAATGAATAAATATATATGTGGCTAAGGAAGATTCTGATAACGAGTTACTCGGACTAGGTAAAATAATATCTAGCGTCGTAAGCAGAGATGCAGAATCAAAACAATCTTCTTCTGTAATAAAGAATTCTGATAAGGAAGAAATAAAGCCAGATTTAACTAGTGAAGAAGAATTACGTTTAAAGAAAATAGTTAAAATCTTAGGCCAAGAATTAAAAATTGGTATATACGAGTCAAAGCCAGAGGCTCCAAGATTAAAAGACTTAACACCAGATGTTAAAAAACAACCACCTCCACCTCCAAGCGCTATAAGCGATAAGGTAAAAAAACCGCCTACAGATAATAAATTCGGTTGGTTAGATGCACTAGGTCTGCTAGGTGGGTTAGCTGCTCTCGCTTATATGTTCAAAGATCAGATTAAGAAGTTCTGGGATGATCATAAAGATAAAATTAAAGAAGTGCTAAAAGGTATAGGTGCGGAAATCAATAAGTACTGGGAAGAAAATAAAGAAGGAATTAAACAAACCTTTAAAGATATAATGTCAGGTATGTTTTCAGCTCTACTTGGAGCTATACAATGGGCATGGGAGGAAGGTTCTACAGCAGCTAAAACTAGATTGATACAATCTGTTGTTAAACCACTCATTCCTTCTACACCAGGTACAAAAGCCCCTGCAGCTGTACCGGAAATTCCTAAAACGCCGACACCAGCTCCAGAAATTCCTAAACCTGGTAAAATAGATAGCAAGGTAATACAGCAAGGTGTAGATGATTTTAGTAAATTTGCTAAGCCAGGTACAGGAGCCTCTAAAACTTCTACTATTATGGAGGGGTTAGGAAAAATAGGTAGATCTGCTATGGAGGGGCTAGGTAAAGCGGGTACAGCGACTAAAGATAAAGCAGCAAAGCTTTTAGGAAGTCTCCTACCTAAATTACTTACAGCAGTAGGTGGTGTAGGAAAGCTATTAAAGGGTGTATTAAAATTTCCTCTATTAGCTGAAACTGTTGAGTTGGGGCTATTAACTAAGAGTGTTGGAGATGAGCGTAAAAGGTATGATAATGGAGAGATTACACTAGAGCAATTAAGAGAGAGTGTAGGTAAGCTAGGTTTGAATTCTGCCGGTGGAATAATAGGTGGAAACGCCGGTAGAATTGGCGGGTATATGTTAGGAGCTGGTGCAGGTGGTCTAATCTCTGGAGCATTAGCTGTTGGTACTTTAGGTATAGGAGCAGCAGCTGCACCAGCTTTAATTCACGGATTAGGAGTAGCTGGCTCAATTGGAGGGGCGTTTGCAGGTGATATGGCGGGTAGATGGTTGGCTAATTTAACAAGCAAAGCGTTGCAAGCGCTAGGTCCTGGGGTGTTGCAAGATGTAGGTGATAATATATTAGATTTACACTCATACCTTGACCCACGATATATGCTCAATAACGGTAAAGATATTAAAGGAGATGAAATGCAGGACTTCATGGTGAAGGGAAATAATGTATATAAATTTAATACAAAAGACGAATTTATAGGTCTTAAGTCAGGAGGAGCTATAGATAATGTATTTAAAGACCTAACTGAAGGTATTTCTAAAGATAATTCAACAATAAAGGATGCTTCTATAGCTCAAGTAAATAGATTAGATAGCCTTATCGAGTTAATGAAAGCGTTTTTGCAAAAGTCAGGCTCACAAGGTAGTGGTAATATAAATATTTCTAACGGTAACAACTATACACCGTCTACAACATTCGATCTAAGACAACAATTTAACGCTCAAACTCTTTTAACATAAACCTATGGCATCTGGACCTTACTACGCAAGCACTAAGAGCAATAGCAACGATGCTAATAATCAATCTGTAAAATTGTCCAATAAGGGATCATTAATAGATGTTATTAATGATTTTTCCTGGACTTCGTCTCCAACAAAAAACGCTTATAATAAAATACCTTTCTTATATGCTACTGAACTCGAACAAACTTGTAATTCTTTAATTGCATCAGCATATTACTATTTAAATAATACAGCAAAATCAGATGCCGCTGCCGATGTTGCTAGTTACTTAGATAAAATTATACAAGGTGGTGGAGGACTTTCTAACGCTTTAAATTCCTTCAAGTCAAAGCTAAATACCGTTACCAGCGGAGGGTCTGATTCTTCTATTCTTACAAATTATCTTAAATCTTACTTAGGTATATACTTAACCAATGCAACAGGATTTAGATATAGTTTTCCATATTTTGATGGTAAACCACATAATGTTACCAGTAGTTGGCAGGATTCCATGCAGGTTAAGCCGTTATATGCTGATCAATTAGTTCAAAAAGGTATGGATATTGTAGACACGGCAGCAGCTACTTTAAATATAATGAAGCCTGGTACTTATATCGAAAGACCTAAGTACTTTCACTATCCTACAGATGGTGAAACTATATCATTAACTCTACCGCTTCTAAATACAGTTACAAGAGTGTCAAATAAAATACCGTATCAGCAAAATTATGAGTTGTTATGGATTTTAGCGTTTCAAAATAAGCCTTTTAGAACATCTTTTTCGCAAATTACACCTCCAAAGCTCTATACAGTCACTATACCGGGAATGAAATACTTTCCTTATGCGTATATAAGCTCTATGAGTGTTGATTTTATGGGTACGAGAAGGTTATTAGATGTAAGAACACCTATGGGTCAAACAGTTAATACTAGTATACCAGAAGCTTATATGGTTAATATATCTTTTACAAGCTTACTAGCAGATACAGGCAACCTAATGGCGGCGGATGGATTTAATACTAAAATAAATGTAACTTCTTCAAGTTCTTCTTCTAGTTTACTGGGTGGTCTTTTTGATTAATATATGGATATAGGAAAATACAATAACGAAATTACGGAATTGTCTGATATATCGGAAGATATGTACGAGAATATCTTCAAGATATATACTTTAAAGGAAGATGGTAATAACCCTTATTATTTCTTTAATATTCTCAACAAGGTAGATTTTCCTGAATCTTTAGATAGTAGTTTATATTCTACAATAGAGTTAAACACCAAACTACCCTGGACAACTCTATCCTATAAAATATACGGTAGTCAGTTTCTATGGTGGGTAATATTTTTACTAAATAAACCCAAGAATATTTTTTACGCGGAGCCAGGAGTTGATTATAAATATATTTTGCCTCAATATATACCTCTTATATTAGAGAATATAAACACACAGCTAGGTAAATATGTCTGAGAAAATTAATATAGAAAACAGTTTATACGAGTTTGATATAATACTACTTTCTGATGATGGTACTAAAGCGGTTCCTCTTAATAAGAGTAGTGTAAGGTATCTAGAGGTTGAGGATAACTTAGCAAATATAGGAATAGTAGGTAAAATTATTATAAGTAACTACTACGGTCTGTTGCAAAAATTAAACATTTATAATGTTGCTTCAGAATCTCCTAATATTTTTATAAGATTTAAGAATTTAGACTTTGCTTCAGCTGGGGCTAAAGTTATCCCGGAGGTATTTGTTCTTGCTGCGTTAGGTAAGAGTTCAGAGATGAGTTCAAATGTAATAGATAGACATGTAGTATTTGAGTTTGAGGAAAAAAGTGTAGTTAAGTTAAAGAGGATTAAAATAAACAGCCCTGGTGAAACGATAACATATGCAACTAAACCTGAAGTTACTATTTCAGAAATATTTAAAAAATATTGCCCGGAAATTACACAAAAATCAGAGGATATTGCAGCAAGTAGCGCACCAACACTGCCTAGTTCTATATTACAGTTCGGTGATAGTGGTTACGATATAGTTAAGAAAAGCTATGATCACCTAGCTTACGATCCTTCCTATCGTGAGTTAAAGTCACCAGGATTAGTGCAAATAGAAAATGTAGAGAATAAGTTGGAAAGAAAACTTGTTGTAAGGTCTCTTGCTGCAGATATAACTGCATTTTTCGGAATCGTAAAGAGTGGTGGAGATGCATCAAAATATCTTAACGATAAGTTTACAGTAGCGTTTTCTAATAAATCTAATGTACTTAAGGATAATATAATAACCAAGTACGATATAATGAGAGTGGATTATGAGGAGGTTTTTGAGAAAAAATGGTCTAACATATCTAAGGTGGCAGGTAACGAAAATGCTAGTATTATAGAATATTATAGATATTCTGATTTACGTGCTGCGTTTGAAGAACTATTTACTAAGCCGTATAGTAGTAATCTTCCTCGAAGGGATGATAACAATATTAAGACTTTGAAATACAATTACCTCGGTAATGTTTCTGAGAGTACTACTACAGCATGGGCTACTAACAAGACTTTAAAAAGTTTCATCTACGATAATATCGCTGTAGTGTTTAAAGTTAAGGGTCAGCCATATAGAGTACCCGGTAAGTTTATAAGAATAAACATAGATGATCCAACAGGAGCTAATAAGAAAGCTTCTTCAACCACTAAAGCTTGCGCTTCAATAAGCAGTGATGAAACTAGTGAAGATGCTGATAGCTTAAATGGTTGGTGGTATGTGGTATCTGTACAGCATATTTTTGAAAATGATATTTACTTCAATAGAATAACAGCAGTAAAAATATAT